TGATCTTCCCAACACCAGAATAGTAAGGAATTACTAGCAACAAATACTTGAAGAAAATCTCTTCGTCCAAGTGGAATAAAAGAATTATTTGTATCTCCCATCATTCGCTCACTTACCTCTTGTATCTCAACGAGATCAATAGGATAGTGAGGGCCAATAGGATCTTCAATAGGAGTGAGTGCGTTTGATCCAACTGGCACCGCAATGACTGCAGAAGTGTTATTAGTTGGTGAAGAATTAGATTCCTCTAAACTCTCCACCAACTCGTCAATTGCCATGTTCAGATACGGCAGTTGGGCCAGATAGGTGTAATCAGTTTTCGCAGGATCGTTCATGAGCGCAGCACTACGATCCATTACTTCGCCTGCTGTTAATGATGTAGTGCTCATATTCTTCCTACGAAATCACGAAAGCGTAATTACCAGCGGTGATCGTGCAAGTAACCGTAGTTGCTGCCGAAACATCGAAATCCTTGTTGGCATTATTCGGATCATTCGACTTCAGCTTCAACTGTTTAGCGTCGGGAACGAACGTAACTTCTGTCACGTTTGGAATCACTACTGGTCCCACTGCACGACCTGGACCCACCTGTCCTGTCACCGTAACCTGATGTGGCATTTTTCCTCCTACTGTTTAGCGAATATAAGCCCGAGTGCTGCGGCTTTTTCCTTGTCGATAATTGCATGACAAGACTGGCAGATTGGAAATTCAGGATTCCTCAGTGAACCACACGCGATGCATCTTACTAATTCCGCGGTCTGTAAGTCGCCTAACCACGGTTTATTTGTAATGTTCAGTTGTTTACACGCCATGCGCGCGTCATCACTGATAGCCAGTGGATTCCCATTAGAACGGCTCCATAGAATATCAGCGAGCTTAATCAATTCAAGAAACCAACGCCTCTGCTGCGCCTGTGCCTTCAGCAATGACGGCATATGCTGCTTCTTGATTCCTTCTACGGAGAACTCGCCGGGGATGTAAAATAACCCAGGCTGAATATCATCCATATTACAGCCAAGAATACCATTGGAATAATCACGTACAATACTATCAGCCACTTGTATGGAGCTGACAGTGATTTCCAACAGTGGTTGATTTTCATCAACTTCTCTCCACCAGCTACTCGTACCAACCACGAGAATTGATGGTTTATCAAACGTGCCCGGTGATAGTTCAAATGTTCCGGGCTGGATCGTTGCTTTTCGCTCACTGATGAACTTCGGTAGAATTGACACTACCGTAGATTTATCGAGTGGATTCACAGGCGAACGAACAGTCCTACGATTAGCAGGGACATTGATTCCAGGAAATTCTCCGACTTGTACAGACATTTTAATTATCCTTCTGATAGTTACCGGGGACTACGATTCCTTCTTTGTATCTCAACGCATCACTGACTTCAGTTTCGTTTCCGAATAATTCTTCCTGAATTGCTTTAACTCTTCTCTCAGCTTCTTCAGGATCAGTTTTCTCGACGTATTTCGCCATGCTCTGTTTTCCAAGAGCCGCATACAATGAATCGATGATAAATTTCGTAGCATTCCAGAGGGGTGGTAGAGCATTCCTCTGATCATCCATGTAACTCCAGATCGGTTCGTATGATTGCTTAACGCCTAATTCCTTCTGCTGTTCTTCTGGGACAATAACCAGTCTCTCAAGAATGTATACGTGCGGAAGATAACTATATTTCTTAACTTCTCTAACTTCAGGGAACAGAAGCATAATACCGCTATCAAGATGATCAACGAGACGGTTCTCAAGTTGATCATCTGACCATACAATTCTAAATATGGGATTATCGCTAGCAGTATCGATGCCAAAGTAATCCTTCAACCGATTATTCAAAACTTCTATTGATTCCATATATCACCTAGAAAGAGGAGATGCGCCATGAATTACTCCATGACACACCTCCCTTCAATTACGCGCCAGAGTTAATGAGCCACTTCTGAAGTGTCTTAGACCATACGAGGAACACAGGACGATTCTGGGCAATAGCAATACCCTGAAGAATGTTACCTGATGTTCCAAGTGAAATGCCGACTGCGGATTGCAGAACAAGGAACTGACTCACAGCAGTTCCAAGACCCGGAATGATAGTGTTGATGATAGTAGATCCCGTGACATGCACGATATCTGCTTTAGCAGTGATTGTAGACGCTGATGCGACTGTAGCTTCACTGAGTTTACTTACAGAACCAGGAATCATTCTCTCCTCCTCCACCATGAGAATGAAGAATGGATACTGATGTTAAGGGCGGTTCTCAACTATTTCTTTTTCATGGCTCTTGCCAGAATTAGCAAGACAGCCATAAGACCCAAGAGCAGTAGTGAACCAATAACACCAGTATCCATTCAGATTATCCGACTGGAACGTACTTTCCAGCAGCCGGATTGTAAAGGAGTAACATCGCCTGACCAACCACACTAGCAGTAGCGGTCAGAATGTTACCCGTAGCGAGTACACCAGCTGTACCTGCGAACTGAATCGCAAGCATGTGTGGACCCTGAATCGGAGGAGTAATCGTAGCAACTCCTACGTTACCAGTCAGGATAGTGAATCCCGTAGTCGGCGCAATCGTAGCCGCCGATGCCAGAGTAGTGGGACGCGCACCCCACGGAGTTAACTGTGCCCAATCAGAATCAGGGATTGGCATGTTAGTACCCCACTGCTACTGCGAGGTTATCGATGTAGCTGCAAGCAGCAGGATTCGACACGTACGTCTGCATACCCACAACCATGTAGAAGATCTCAGCTGCGGATACGCCACCAGACGGTCCACGAATCTCGAAGATCTTACGTCCGTCAGTAGTGTAGAATCCGATAGGGAGAATCTCCGCACGGCCCCAAACTTCATCTACAATGAAGTCAATACGAGTCTTATCCCACGAGTAGGATGTGACAATCGGTGCTCCAGCCAACTGCATGTTGGAGCCACCGAAGTACATGTTCAGTCCCTCTTCCTTCGCACCCTTCTGAATGATGGACACGAGCTGTCCAATCTCTTCATAAGACTGCTGCTGGCAGGGGTGAGTCCACGCCTTCGGTGAGAACGAATTGTCAATTCCCACACGATTGCCAATCTTGTTAATCGCCAGACGAGGTAGAGGAAGGGTCAATCCCGCGCCACCAGCGTTAACACGATTAGCACGAATTTCGGGAGTAGTTGAACGGGAGAATCCGAGCCAGTTTCCAGACGACGCGTTGGAATGATGGTACGGAACACCGAACAAAGCAGGAAGAGATGCCGGAGATGTGATACCGTTTGTAACGATCTTATCGGTAGGAGCCACACCCGGAATCTGAGGAGTGATGGTGATGGTCTTGTTCTCAACATCGTATCCCGTGATCTTACCGGAACCCTTGTTGACAGCAAGTGCTGCATCCCACACCTGAACCGTCTGGTCATAACGCATTAACCGCACACCGAAACCATCGGTAGTGCAGAGAATGACGTTAGAACCACCAGCAGGAGTATCGGAAGTAACGGTGCCAATAACACCATCACCAGTCTGCATCATCTGACTATCGAGCTGCCGCCTCATTTCATCGAGTGCGGTAGCAGTCAGACGACGAACAGAGTTGATGATAGCCTTACGTGCATCATCAGTGGCCCACTGCGTGAGTTTGGTGTACTCGATGTTCTCCGAGAGGAACACTGAGTTAAGAACCGCCTTATCGAAAGTCGGTCCACCACCACGTCCCAGATCTCCACCATCAGGGTTGAAATACTGGAAACTCCCACCGGGCCTCAATTCAAGAGGCACACGCATCTGACGATGAGAGATCTTCTCCACATCCCGCTTCTTGATGTTGGAGTAGAACTTATCGTCGCGCTCAAACAGAACTCGAACTTTATCTACGACTTTTTCGAGTTCAGTTGCAGCGACCTGAGATTCTACAACTGCCATGATTCATACCCAATCTATCCACCTCATGAATTTAAGAAATCAAGGGTGGACATATTACGTGGAATATCCTTTCCTGACTTAACTTTTCCACTGGATTGGGTCGTGGAACGACCAGGTTTAATTGGGCCTTTAGGGGCCAGCTTTTCTTCCGTATCTTCACTACGACGACTACCAAGTCCACGCAAAGCATCATTTCGGGCCTTTTTTATAACTGAAGGCAACAGTGTCTTAGCTTTGCTTAAATACGCGGACTTGATCTTATCTGTCGAATCTTTGGAGAAATTAGTCTCAAATGCTTTCTCCCATAGTTTATCAAGTAAACCACGGAATCGAGCATCTTTCGAGATTAAAGTTTCCAAAGTGTCGAACGCTTCTTTAGTCGCATGATTTCGCACATAATCCGTCATCGTTTTCTTCGGATCGATGTGCTGATCTATCGTCGATTTCAATACATTGTCGGCGCGTGTTTGTAAATCGTCCCGAGTAGTCTCAAAACTACTCATTACACGCTGTTGTTCCTGATTTGCTCTCTCCTGCTGATAATTCTGCTCTTCAGGAGGAGTTTGACGCGATAATGGCTTCTGTGGCTGAAATTGCTGCGAACCAAATACAAATTGATTAAGAACATTAGCAGCAGCCTGTAATGGTGCGCCCTGATCTCCTAGTGCGCGACCTTCACGGACCATTGTAACGATGGTATCCTTAATTACACCACCTAATACATGGTAATACGCCTGCTGATCGACTTTACGCAGTGCGGGTAAGTAATTATCAGCGATTTTTAGGAAAGTTTCCTGATTCTCAGTGCGTGCCGCTTGTAGAATTGACGAAATATCCCCCGTCATTAGGGTTCGTTCTACATTGTCTAGAACATTAGCCTTCTCTACAGCAGCTTTAGCATCCTGAACGGTCGGGAATACTTCCGTAAACTGCTGTTCACGATAGTATGCGCGCTCAAGATACGGAAAATCCTTAAAAAGTGTCGGATATTTCTTTAGGATCTCACGACGACGAACTGGAGTCATTAACTCCAGATCTTCCTCGGATGGTCCCTTTAATTCATCTTCAATTTCCTTTAATTCGTCAATTTCCTCATCTTCTCCTTCTTCTCCCTGTTCTCCTGTATCCTCGTCCTCTCCCCCTTCTTTCGGGCCTTTCTTGCCTTCTGAAGTGAGATCAAGGATTTCATCTGATGCTTCTTCATTTAGCAACTCAAATGTATCAAGGTTATCGTCCGCAACAGTTCCACCAGCGGAATCATCCGGAGAATAGAATGGAAGAAGATTACTGAACAGTAGGCGCATTTTGTCCAACTCCTAGTTGTACTCCCGCATTATTCTGCGGTGCTATTGGATTATTCGCTCCTTCTCCGGGCATTGGAGGAGGCATTTGAGCTTGCATCTGTGCTTGCATTTGTTCCATCTGCTGTTCCATCATCTTCTGCTTATCCATATCTAGATGCATTTTCATATGGAGCAGAATATTCTCGTATCCAGCAGGATTCTCTAGCTTACAAAGTCTGCCAGCATCAGCAACCAACCAACGACGGCAAATATCAGCCTCCAATTGGTGATTATCCACGTCATAATCAGGCTGGACTGATGGTTCGCGTGTTGGTTGTGGAGGTGGTTGACCCATCATCATGGCTTGTTGTGCCATCATAGGATCTACCGGTACTTCAATTGGTTCAGAATTGAATAGTTGTTGAATTTCCTCGTATTGTTTCTGACGATCATCTTCTCCCGGAATAACATACTGATCCAATCCTATTACTTTCTTCAGGAATGGCATATTCTCAGGAGTAGTGAGTGATGCAGTAATGGTATCATTGTTCATCTTGAACAACTCCATAATTGCATCCTTCTGTTGATTCCACGTAATCGGGAGATTCTCATTCGCTTCCAACTCAACTGAACCGATTTTACCTTCTAATTCGGCCCGGCGAATGAAAACATTAATGAAATTACCGAATTCGTCCTTTTTAACTTGTTTTTCGTCGTCCTTCATCTCTTTGATGAAGAGTGGAATAGCCTTCCCGTGGATGTTCTTCCACCACATCAGGAGCATCTTCCACGTTCCCTGCAATCTCTGCAAGGCTTGCGCACGACTCATTGAGTATTCGCTGGCTGTTCTACTTCCGGACATTTGTCCACCGAATAAAGATGGCAAAGCTCCGGATACCATTTGCCCGATTTCTTGAACCTTTTGTGCGAATGGTAATACTTCTTGTGACAGAGTTGCTGTCTTGACTTCGTAGAAGCCTTCACTGAGAGGTTTTCCTGACTTCGGGGTTGCAGGATAAATTCCTCCGGGGATGACTTCTGACTGACGATACGCGTTAAAATTAAGTACCTTTGGATCAGCAAATGTCTGAGGAATCCCATGTTCAACTGTCTGTAGAACGAGCGAAATAAGATCGTTAGTGATGTCCTGTACCGAAGTGAGAAGTAGACCAATTGGATCGAAATGAATATAATCTGAAAGGGGATTATAAGTAAGTGTCCAAGAGTCATCAAGAGCTTCATTACACGCGTCTGCGACGAAATCATTGACTACAACCACCTTCACGCCGTCAGGGAACTGTTTATGAAGTTCATCCGACTCATCTTTACCAAGAGTCTGAAATG